GTGGCTATGGAAACGTAAACGGTAACAGAGACAACAAGAGAGCCTATGGTGGTGCTGGTGGGGCCGGAGTAGCTTCAACTATTACCGGCTCTTCTGTTTTTTATGCCGGTGGGGGTGGTGCCCAGGTGGCTTATCCCTGGGGATGGGGCTCCCGCGGCAGCGGCGGCTCCGGTGGCGGCGGATATGGTACAAGACCAGGTGAAGCAGGAAGCCCTGGTACAGAAAATACTGGAGGTGGCGCCGGTGGCGGCGGAACAAGTGGAGGCTCTGGCGTAGTAGTTGTTAGGTATCCGGTTAGCGAGTAGGCATGTCACATTGGGCAGAAATTAACGAAGACAACATTGTTTTAAGGGTTGTGGTTGGCAATAACGATGACCCTAATGGTGACGAGGGGTATCAAAGAATAGTAAATAAATTTGGCGGTGTCTGGATTCAAACTAGCTATAATGGTAACTTTAGAGGTAGGTTTGCTGGTACTGGATATTTATACGATCCAGAAAGCGATGTTTTTATTAGACCACAGCCAAGCCCATCTTGGATTTTTAATGAAGATCTGCTAGACTGGGAGCCAGCAACTCCAAAACCAGAAGAACCAGGAAAAGAATATTTCTGGAATTTTGGTTTGGACGACTGGGACTGGTACGCAACTGATCTGCCAGAAGTTTTAGATAGTTAATTTTTAAGGGGTATTCTATGGCTGTAAATGTAAAATTTACAGATACAACAGGCTTGATAGACGAAGAGTTTTATCCTTATCCAGCAAAGAATGGACTTCCTCAGTGGTATAAAGACATTAAGTCATACAGAAACAACATTAAAGAAATGGAGTTTGAAACTAACAAGCCAAGCTCTACCGTCAAAAAATGTATGCCATTCTTCGACTCTTTGACTGCTGGTTATATCATACCAACGCCAACAGATTTTAACGTTGTCAAAAAAGATGGCGAACAATATTTTCAGTGGTCTAGTCTAGACTTCATTGAGTTTCACCACCAGTTTCAACTAGAAACACACAAGGGGGCTCAGAAAGTACCTGCCGTACCAAAGATGTTTAACCCCTGGGGAATCAAAACTCCCGCAGGATACTCATGCCTAGTCGTTCCTCCGCTAAACAGAGACGACTCTCTTTTTGAGATATTCTCTGGGGTAATGGATACAGATAAGTTTAATCTAAATGGCAACTTTCCTTTCTTAATGAATGATCCTGATTGGACGGGAATTGTACCCGCAGGAACACCAATGGCACAAGTCATTCCATTCAAGAGAGAGTCTTACAAGATGTCATTCTCTGGAGAAGAAGACTTTAAGAGAATTGAAAGACAGGCAGCGAAACTTTCTAGCAGGTTCTGGAATAGATACCGCGACTTTTTTTGGACTAGAAAACAGTATAACTAAATTAGTGTATAATATAAACTATGACAGCTCTAGACTTCCCATCTTCACCATCTGAAGGTGACATTTATGGTAGCTACATTTATGACGCTACTCGCGGGGTGTGGAATGTAAACGCACAAGGCGTTGCTACCAGGTTTATTGTTTCAGACACCAAGCCTTATCCAGCAACCAGTGGTGACGCATGGTTTGACACGACCGAAGGCATTACTTATGTTTACTATGACGATGGAAATTCTGCTCAGTGGGTAGAGTCCGGAAACCAGGTTCTGAGCTATAACAACATTTCAAACCTTACAGACACCACAATTACATCCCCCGCAAATGGGCAGGTGCTTCAATACAACGGATCTGAGTGGATTGATGGAGTTAAAATTAATCCAGATTCTCCAGTTATTGGCCAAGCGTTAGTGTATAATGGATCTGAATGGGTTAATGGGGCCTCCGCAGGAGGATTTGAAACAAACTTTTTATTAATGGGAGCATAACATGGCAACAAACTATAAAATTCTAGGGCAGACCGGAGATGATGCAGGTATTTTGCAAACACTTTATACGGTTCCAGCTGCAACGGAAGCGGTAGTCTCAACAATTTCAATTGCAAACGTTGCAGTTACAGCAACAGACTTTACTATTCACGTTGTTCCAAGTGGCGATACCGCTGGCGTCAGAAACGTTTTGGCCAAAGAAGTGGCTTTGCCAGCTAGTGACACGACAACCCTTACTTTAGGGATTACACTGTCTGCCGGAGATTCTATTCAGGTTAAAAGCTCAGCATACGACACTTGTTTTCACGCATTCGGATCTGAGATTAGCTAGGAGGGTAACCAATGGCTGTTAATTCTATGGCAAACAGCTCTCTGTCAAATTTTGTTAGATATCGCAGAATGTCTACATCGTTCGGACAAGGTGACTCTGATATTTATGTTTTTGCTATTGCAGGTGGTGGTGGTGGTGGAGGGAGTCCCACAGGAGGTCGTCTAGGCGGTGGCGCAGGCGCTGGAGGAGCTTTTTCTAACTTTGCTACAGATAGATCTGGAGACAATTCAGACACTCGCGACCCCCTGCCAGGAACGCCTGGATCTGTTTATGCGGTAACAGTTGGTGCAGGCGGCGCTGGCGGCGGTACCGCAGATGGCGCACAGGGTGCCAATGGTGGGGACTCAATTTTTGGCACAATTACTGTTCTTGGCGGTGGTGGTGGCGGTCGCGCCGGAAGCACAGGTGGTCGAAACGGGGGCTGCGGCGGCGGCGGTGGTGACGGTGGCCGACCTCGTGGAGTGGGGACAGACCTTCAAGGCGGTAATGGAACTGCCGGTGGGGGCAATGGTGACGGAGGAACCGGCGGTGGTGCCGGTGGGGACGCGCCTAATAGCAGTACGGTTGGTCCACCACTTAGCTCAAGCATTACCGGAACTCAGGCTAGCTTTGGGGAGGGTGGAAATCAGTCTGGTGTGGCGGGTGCAGCAAACACTGGCGATGGTGGCGGCGGCAAAGTAGGCACTGGACCCGCGGGAGGGTCTGGGATTGTAATTGTTAGGTTTAGCAACATATACGGAACACCAACAATATCTCCAGGCCTAACATATTCCACAGATACAGTTGATGGCGACACCGTAATTACCTTTACGGCTGGTACCGGAACGATATCATTCTAAAAGTAGACAGATTCATAATTATTTAACAAGCTGCACAAATATGATATTATAGTTATGCGGCTGAAACCAAACAGTCCACAACAAATGGAGGAAAAATTGGCACACTATGCATTTTTAGATGAAAACAATGTCGTTACTCAGGTTATTGTGGGTAAGGACGAAGAAGATCTTGCAGAAGGAATTACTTCTTGGGAAGAGTACTACGGCGAAATGAAGAATCAGGTTTGTAAGCGTACTTCTTACAATACCCGTGCAGGAGAGCACGTTGAGGGTGGAACACCTTTCCGTGGAAATTACGCCGGTATCGGATATACATACGATGAGGCGCTAGATGCCTTCTTGCCACCCCAGGCTTATGCTTCCTGGACTTTGGACGAAGAAACCTACTCTTGGATTGCTCCGGTTTCTTACCCAGAAGATGGAGGGCTGTATACATGGGATGAAAGCTCTAAATCTTGGGAACTCGTAGAGGCTGGAGAGTAGTTTAAATGGCAGCCTTGGATTTTCCTGCTAACCCATCAAACGGTGACACCTTTGAGCAGTACATTTACGATGGCACCAAGGCGGTATGGCGTTTAAATCCAGAAGCTCCCAACGCTAATCTTGATAATCTTAATGATGTAACGATTACATCGCCTACAGATGGTCAGGCATTAGTTTTTGATTCTGCTTCGGGGGACTGGGTTAATGAAACTCCAGCCTCTACTGTTGACAGCCTAACAGACACGACCATTGATTCACCAACCACTGGAGAGTCTTTGGTATACAACGGATCGGCTTGGGTCAATGATGCAACTATTATTAATACAGACGGAGATCCTGGTACAAAGATTTATGTTGGAGCAACAGATCCATCAATTGCTTATACTTTGCAAACCGGAGACCTGTGGATTGAGACACCTTAATGGTAACTAATGCAAAAATATGGAACGGCACTGCTTGGGTAACTACAGCAGATGTTGACGCAACTATCACTTCTGATGGTACGGTGGTAACCTCTGGTGGGTATGAGTATCACACGTTTACGACTTCCGGCACACTTACTGTTCAAAGATCAGGAAGGGTTGAGGTTCTTTTAGTTGGAGGCGGTGGCGGAGGTGGTACCGGTGGTGGCGGCGGTGGCGGTGCTGGCCAAGTATTTAGCGACTTTATAGTTTTAGAGGCTGGAACATATCCGGTTTCTGTTGCTGCGGGAGGTCCAGGGACATGTTATACCAGAGGATCAGACACCCTCATAGGAACAGGTTCTAACCCAGGACAAAACAGGGCTATTGCTTTTGGTAGTGGTTCTGGTTGCGGAAATTATCAAGGACCAGTAGATAGGGGTGGCGCATCTGGTTCTGGTGGTAGTATTTACGAAAGTGGAGGCTTCCCACTTCTTAATAATACATTCTATGGAAATGCTGGAGGCAACGGGGTATATGTAGAAGGCGGCGGTGGCGGTGGTGGTGCTGGAGGCGCAGGGTTAAACTCAACCTCGAGTGTAAGCGGCGCTGGGGGTGTCGGAACATCCGCCTATTCAGACTGGGGCTTGGCCACAACAACAGGACAGAACGTTTCTGGAACAGTGTATTATGGTGGTGGAGGATCAGGCAGCGCATACGATGGAAGAGTTAGCATTAGTGCGGGAGGTCTAGGAGGCGGCGGAGGAAATGCTGCAGGCCTAGCAAATACTGGTGGCGGTGGATCAAACGGTAATGGCGGGGGCTCGGGGCTAGCCATCATCAGAGTTCCGGTATAGCACTTTCTTAATGGTATAATTAATACATGTACCCCCAAATAGGACTTAGGTTTAGAGGAAACAATAAAGGCTTTAGAGAAATCATAGCTTCCGGTGGAGTTATTACACAGCCTACCGTTGCCGGGGGGTACAAGTATCACACTTTTATCAACTCAGGAACATTTACTCTTGATGTTAGAGGAACAATCGAGTATATGGTTGTTGGTGGAGGAGCAGGTGGCGGAAAAGGCTTAGGTGGCGGTGCCGGAGAAGTTCTAGTTGGGGAAGAATTTTTAGAGGCTGGTCAGTACTCAATAACCATTGGTGGTGGTGGCGCTGGGGCACAGGGCAGACCGCACTTCTCTGGCAAATCAATGGCTCCGGCATACCCTGGATCCTCTTCATTCTTTAACGGACACGAAGCTTCTGGTGGAAATACTGATGGTACATCTGGAAATGGATTCCTCAGAGGTTATGCAACCGGAGGAGGCGGGGCGGGTGGCTCTGCGGCCGATGGATCTGGGTATACAGGTGGAGCTGGCACGAGTCTTTCAGACTGGACAGCGGCAACCGGAACGGGTTCTTCGGGACACTTTGCTGGCGGTGGTGGTGGAAGCGGTCAAACCGCCAATAGAGGGGCCAGAGGAAATGGTGGAATTGGTGGCGGAGGCCGGGGAGGTGCCACTGTTGGAGAAAACGACAACTATGCACCAAGTGCTGGACAGGCTAGGACCGGTTCTGGTGGAGGCGCAGGCTTTGGGGGGTATGAGAACTATCACCAAGCTGGAGCTGCTGGAGCATCAGGTATTGCTATTATTAGATACAAGATATACAAGATTTAAGAAACTCCTATTATGTTAAAATATATTAGGAGATCATATGACCACATCCCTTAACCTATACGCCACAAAGGTGTTTTCTGAGCAGCCAACTGCTCTTTGGGCTCTTGACGATACTACTGACTACATCTCCTTAATTAGCGAAGCAAATCAAAACCTAGATAACTGGACAAAAGAAGGGGCGACTGTAGTTGACGCTAACGCTGGACTGCCTTTTGCAGAAAAGCCACCGTTTGCACCATTCAGAAACTCCTATGTTAGTGGAGTAATTGAAACACCCGGAAATAGTGGCAACACTACTTTTATCAGCCCCAACAGCTTTGACACGGGAGAGCTTAGCTCAGAACTTGGCTCAGTTGCAATTGGTGCTTACTTTTTTACATATGACAGAACAGCAACGGTATTTATTGAATATCAGTATGACGAAAGCCCAAGCGGCGGACCTGATCCGTTAGTAGTAACAAGAAGTACCACAATCTCCCCAGAGCGTAAATGGGCTTTTATATCAGAGACTTTTACCCTGCCAGATGAATACTACAATCTAAGGTTTGTCATTAGGGTAGCTTTTGAAGAAAATGCAACACCGTATCAGTTTGCTGTTAACGGTATCAATATCGGACAGTGGGCAGAAGAGTTTCATCTAGAGTCTCTGGGGGTTGTTCCAGAGGCACTTCCCGACAACATAAACATTGACTCTGAGGGCGTACCAGCTTTGCCTTATGGATTAGATGGTGCCCAAGGGTATTACCTGTCAAGAGACAAAATTCTATATGCAAAGAACTCTGGACTTCCCCTGGTGTATGGGGCTTTTAACAGCACAGTTATATTCCCCAACACAAACAGGCCATCACTAATTGTTCCTGGCTTTGGCTTTATGAATGAGTCAGGGAAATACAAAAACTTTACTGTAGAGTTCTGGACAAAGATTCAATCAAATAGTATTTTGCCAAAAAGAATATTTGGACCAATATCATCTACAGATGGTCTCTATGTCGAGGGACCTTTCTTAAAGCTAAAGATTAATGACTCCGTAGCATCCCACTATGTTGGAGAATGGGACAGGCCCATGCTAATTGATATTAGGCTAAAGCCAGAGAGGGCAAGCCTTGTTCTTAATGGCGAAGAGGTTATATCTTTTAGTACAGATCCAGAAATTACTGAGTATCCAGAAAAGTTTGACGAAGAAGATAACGATCAGGATTGGCTCGGGTTTTATGCTTATGACGAGGTGCCCCTTATTCAGCTAGACTGTGTGGGAATATATCCATATGAGGTTGCTGCAATTGTTGCTAAGAGAAGGTTTGTATATGGTCAGGGCGTAGAGTCGCCTAACAATATTAAAGGTCTCAACTCGTCCGACTCAATGTTTGTAGATTACTCTTTTTCTAATTATGCAAAAAACTATTACTATCCAAGAATGGGAACTTGGAGCGACGCCGTTGTAGAAAATTTAACTCCAGAGGCTCAGTCGCTATCTCTTCCAGACTATACCTTGCCAACCATCAAGTTTAATGACCAGTCTTTGCAGCAGTGGTACTTTGATCTGGAAAATGCTCAGCCACTCTTAGGAAGCAATTTTATAAGTCTAAAACCAAACTCTGGATGGGACAATACTGAGGGGCATATTTTCTTTGAAAACTTAAACCTTCTTCAGGATGACACAAAATGCCTCTATGGAGTTTTTGAAATAGAAGAGCTAAGCGATGATAGGCAAGTCCTTTTTGAGCTTGTAAATGACATCAAAGGCTCCAGACTTACAATAGCTTTAGAAAAAGAAACAACGATAATTGGATCAGACACATACGAAGACTATGTTGTTTCTTATGATTTTAAATACAAGTCTACAAATGGACAGACTGTTACCCAGCAAATATACAAATCTTACGGACACCAAGCTTCAAAAATTTTTTTAGTCGGGCTACATCTTCCTAGACTAATTTCTAACTTTGGTCAGCAGATGGCCTCCTTCTTTGGAACAAAACAAAATATAAAAGTTTTTGTCGGAGGAAGCTCAAACCTTTCTGAAACATTTAAGGGCAAGATATACAGGATAGGATTTTCTACCAGTCGTAACTTAAAAAAGATAGAGACTCTGTTTTCTTCTAGAGGAATTCCCTTAGATTACGAAAATGTTTTTGATCTTTATGGAGGAAGCTTATTCTACGATGGTGGCAATCCAGACACAGACTTCTGGCCTTTGGAGCTAGATGGTGGAGGCCCACCGGACTTTGACAAGGTAGATATTCTTCCTCACTTAGCTAGCTACACCCTTATACCAAAAATAGAGTTTAACAGCTTTAAATTAGACATAGGCATTGACTCCTACTGGGAAGACTATGTGCCACTTAGTTACTTTGGAAAGTATGTCTCTGACCCAGCAAATAGAAAGTACCTAGACTTAGACTTTTTGCAATTAAATATAGATTATCCAAAAATGTCTAACTTTTCTTTAGACAAGTACAATACGGAAGGTGCCCTAGTAAAGACTTACATAACCTTTCAGTATCTAGCTAGTGGATCAAACAGCACACAAAGCACATTTACTAATACAGTTCTTTTAGATAAAGGTGGTGTCGTAAGGCCAGGGGATGAATGGTTAAACTCTAAATACGAAGTTCTAGACGATACCATTATCTATCCACCACCAGGAATAGATTTCAGCTCTCTGTCTATCAACATACACATAGAGGTTAGTGTGGGCGGAATACTTTCAAACCCACTAAGGATAAGCTCTCTGCAGCTATCTTCGCAAGCACTGGGTTCCTCACCAAACAAGATTGGGACAAAGTTTGGTGCCGAAGTCTTCCCCTACACCAAATACGGTCAAGCCTTTGACTACAAAGAAGTTTTTCCATTCAGCATATATAAAAAGTCAACGCCACACCTGTACTTTACTGGCAACTCTGGGCTAAGAATGCGGGGGGACTTTAGCATATCTGACAACCATGGGTTATCTTTACCAATTAACAGTAATCGTAATTCATTTTTTAAGGTAGGTGCTTTCCAGATGGCTATGAGATATGACAGTGGCCTTTTCCCAGAAGCACCCGTTCAAATATTTGAAATACAGGAAAAAGGAAAAACAATAAAGTTTTATCTTGTTAGAGAGCAGGCAACAAACAAGAGGGGCTACATCTTTGCAATTGATGGAAATACTGGAAGTCAGGATCAAAACGTTATCTTTAATATGGATGGTAAGTCCGTAAAGAAACCAGTACTTAGCCAAAACTCTTGGTCGGTTATAGGTCTAGCTTTCACAGAGCCCCTCGACTTCTCTGAGTTCAGTGGGTCTTACAGAGTAACTAGCCCTATACTGTTTAACGCTATATCTCTTTACCAAATAACTGAGCAAGATGAAGCCGAAAGGTTTGCATATCGTAAATGGTATGCGGTAAGGTCAGAGCCAGACAATGTTCTAAACTGGGACTACTGGGATGAAAGTCTTTGGCAAGAAGTGCTATTCCTTTCTGAGTCCGAACCAACTGTCTTAGATCCAGGTAAGATATATAAGCAATATGTTGGTACAGATAGGATAGTTTTTGCAGATAATTACGTATTGAATGTAGGAAATTACCGATATAGTGCCTTTAAAGACGTTAGATGGTCACGACAGATACTAGATTCTGCATAGTGTGCTATACTTGTGGTTATGAAAGAACCAAAACCACGTTTCCCAGGCCAAATTGGTGACACGAAGGTACAGGTTATCGAGGAGAACTTCTCTAACTTTGGTACATACGTGTGGCACAAACCAAACGGCAAAGCTTTTACAGACGGTAATGGCAACGCCTTGTCAATTGAATCGATGAAGGGTGACCTTACACGTATTCAAGAGTTGCAGGACGCTGCCAGATATTATGGTCAAGAAGAAGGCAATGCAAAGTTTTATTCAAACATGCGAAAAATTTCAGACGAAGAGCACAGCGAGCAAGTGGACAGAATGAAGGAAGGCCTAATTCCTAACATGAACGACCTTGGTGCCGTTATTGCAGCAAAGAATACTCTTCAGCAATATGGAGACGAGGGCTAATGTCTAACGAGTGGACTATTGGTGCCCGAATTGATGATGTAGAGCAGATCGAAGATCAGTTCAAGAAAGAAGATCCGTTTAATCAGAGTTGGGAAAACTTAAAGTCCTACCGAGGTATTGAAACAAACTTTAAGCGACGCTCTAATAGGATCGCTAAGAACCTTCAGATGCCACCATCTGATCAGTACATGAGAAGTGCCCGTACTAACCAGGTAGGAATCGACGGGGCACAGTCAAAAGAAATTAATCCAGGAGATGTATTCCGTAATGGATACGGAATGTTTGATGTTATTACACCACCCTGGAATCTTTACGAACTAGCAAACTATTACGACACCTCTTTCGCCAATCACGCAGCTATAGACGCAAAGGTCGAAAACATTGTTGGTCTAGGATACGACTTCCACCTTTCCGAGAGAACGATGCTTCGCCTTGAGACTAATGAAGATAGAGAAGCTGTAAAACGTGCTCGTAATAGAATTGAGCGAGCAAGAATTGAGCTTCGGGATTGGCTAGAAACTCTTAATGATGAAGAGTCTTTCACTCACACACTTATGAAATTTTACACCGATGTACAGGCTACCGGAAACGGTTACCTTGAGATTGGTAGAACAACAAAAGGAGAGATCGGATATGTCGGACACATCCCATCAACTACAATGCGTGTGCGCCGACTGCGTGACGGGTACGTGCAAATAATTGGGAACAAGGTTGTATACTTTAGAAACTTTGGGGCACGTAACCAGAACCCAATTACTGATGACTCAAGACCTAACGAAATTATTCACTACAAAGAATACTCACCACTAAACACTTTTTATGGTATCCCAGATATCATGTCTGCCATTTCCTCACTACACGGAGACCAGCTAGCATCACAGTACAACATTGATTACTTCGGTAATAAAGCTGTACCCCGCTATGTTGTAACTCTTAAAGGCGCAAAACTATCTGCTGAAGCAGAAGACAAAATGTTCCGTTTCCTCCAGACCAGCCTACGGGGCCAGTCACACAGAACTCTGTACATCCCTCTTCCTGGAGACAGTGATGGGAACAAGGTAGAGTTCAAAATGGAACCAATCGAAAACGGTGTGCAAGAAGCATCCTTTAATGAATACCGCGTTCGTAATAGAGATGACATCTTGGTTGCACACCAAGTGCCACTTTCTAAGATTGGTGGTGGAGACGCTTCTTCCATTGCCTCTGCTCTTGCACAGGATCGCACCTTTAAAGAGCAGGTAGCGAGACCAGCTCAGAAGAACCTGGAAAAGATGATCAACAAGGTTGTCAAAGAAAAGACAGACATTCTTGAATTCAAGTTTAATGAGCTAACTCTAACAGACGAGATTGCACAATCCCAAATCATTGAGCGTTACGTAAAGACTCAGGTAATGACACCTAACGAGGCACGTCAAGAGCTTGGCCTTCCACAGCGCCCAGACGGGGACGACCCATTTGAGATGTCTGCTCGTCAGCTTACAGACTCAAGAGCAAACTTGGCGGGTAACAGGGAGAGAGACTCTGAAAGATCTAACAATCAATCAGATAGTCCGTCTACTGTTAGCGGTCGCAACGCACAAGGTGAAGGCGAAGCCTCACAATAAAGAATGTTACATTAACGTAATATTTTAAAAAACACAGTATATAATGGAGCTAGTATGACTATCTTTAAAGCCCACTGGGACACTGAAGGCGACGACGTTCGCCTCTCAATGCCGTTCTCAAAAGTTGACGAAGAGCGTAGAATAGTTTCTGGTTTTGCAACTTTGGACAATGTAGACAAGCAGTATGACATCGTAACAACCGATGCATCCCTTGGGGCTTTCGCTAATTTTCGCGGAAACATTCGTGAGATGCACCAGCCTTCTGCTGTTGGCCGCATGGTGTCCTTTAAAGAGGATAAGTATTTCGATCCCGACACCAAAAAATTCTATAGCGGCGTTTATGTTTCTGCGTATATTTCTAAGGGTGCCCAGGATACCTGGGAAAAGGTCATGGACGGCACCTACACAGGTTTTTCAATTGGTGGGAGAATGTTAAAGTGGGACGACGCATACGATGAGAAGGCAGATTCTCAGGTGCGTATTATTAAAGAGTACGATCTCGTAGAGCTTTCACTTGTTGACTCCCCCGCAAATCAGTTTGCCAACATCCTATCTATCGAAAAGGTAGATGACGCAACAGTCCTTAAGGGCGACGGCGTTGCAGAGTTGGAGAATGTATTCTGGGAAGCAGAGTCAGGCCTTGTCATACTGTCTGATAATGAATCCGAGAATCACCCAGTGTCGGGGGTATCGATGAAGAACATTGGTTTTGTAGAAAAAACTGATGCAGAGAAAACCGACATGATTAAGTTCTTAGTTGATAGTGCTAAAGGCATGAATCTTTCTAAGATGACAGAGGAGGTAAGTCCTATGACTGACACAACAGAAGATCTCACAGAAAAATCTGATGAGGTTGTTGAAGAAGTAGAGGTCGCTCCAGAGGCAGAAGCTGAGACAGAAGAAGTTGTCGAAGAGGAAGTTGCTGAGAAAGCAGATTCCGTTGAAGACTCTGAGGACGCAGAAGCCGAGGTTGAAAAGGCCGACGCTGCTGAAGCTGACGTTGAAAAGGCTGACGACGTAGAGTCCGATGTCGAAAAGGCCGATGCTGTCGAGGTAGAAGAGGTAGCCAAATCCGACGATGCAGCTGTTGTTGAAGCAGTAGCTGGAATCCAGGATACCCTCTCATCAGCCTTTAGCGATCTAGCAGAAACCGTTAAGTCTCTACACGAGCAGGTTAATGCACTCAACAAGTCAATTACTGGTGTATCCGATGAGCTATCAGCAACTAAAAAAGAAATTGCTGATGCTAAGGGCCAGTTTGATGAGTTTGGTAAGCGTGTCGATGCTGTAGAGCAAGACACTGCTTTCCGTAAATCTGGCGATCTAGGCGAGATCGTGCAGGAACAACCAGAAATGGTTGAAAAATCCCTATGGGGCGGTCGTTTCCTCAAAACTGCCGACTTATTCAATTAAGCAAAATCACTTAGGAGGTGAAATATGTCGGAAGAGATTAAGAAAAACAACCCAGATGCAAGTGGTGACGATTCCGGTCGTTACAACGCAGAAGGTGCATTCGCGTCTGGTGGCGTTGGAGGCGTATCTAACCCTGGTGCAGACACACTAGGTAACGTTCCAACTGCCGAGTTTGGTGTTACAACAGGACCAAACGCTGTAAACCCTTCAGGTGACGCAGGCAGTGGTATTCTCCGTCCCGAACAAGCACGTCGTTTTATTGACTACGTGTGGGATGGTACTGTTCTCGCCAAGGATGGTCGTCGCGTAACTATGCGTGCGAACACTATGGAACTTGAAAAAGTTAACGTAGGTGAGCGCGTCATTCGTGCGGCTTCTCAGGGTGTAGGTGACTACACAAACACCGGCGCAACGTTCAGCAAGGTCGAACTCACTACAAAGAAGATTCGTCTTGACTGGGAGGTTAGCGCTGAAGCACTCGAAGACAACATCGAGGGTGCTGGTCTGGAAGACCACCTGGTTCGTTTGATGACAAATGCATTTGCAAATGACATCGAAGACCTAGCCATTAATGGTGACGGTGCAACTGGTAACTTCCTTTCGATCCTTAACGGGTTCGTAAACCGCATTAAGACTAACGGTGACGCACACGAGTACGTTGCTACAGTCGCAGACAACGCTTGGACTACAGAGGTCATGCAGGGAATTCTCCTTGCAATGCCTCGCAAGTACCGTGCAATCAAGAACAACCTTAAGTTCTATGCAGGTACTGATGCATTCCAGGGCATTGTCAAGAACAACGGTACACTTGCTGACGCTATTGCTGAAGCATTTGCTGGAACACCAGCTGGTACAGAGAGCAACCGTCAGGCATACCTTGACGGTCAGGCCCAGACAATGGGTACTGCTCGCACCACTCGCGTTCTCGGTATCGACGTTCAGGAAGTACCTTACTACCCAGAGGGCTATGTAGACCTTACATTCCCCTCTAACCGTGTATGGGGCTTCCAGCGCGACATCACAGTAAACCGTGAGTATGTTGCCAAGAAGGACACGATTGAGTACACCGTATTCGTTCGTTTCGGTATTCAGTGGGAAGAAGAGGACGCCGTATCATTCGCTGATGCAGCTGCCGATTCCTAAACCATAAATTAATACCCAATAGAGGGGCAGGGACTTCGGTTCCTGCCCCTTTATTTATTCTGTTATAATAGAGATATCTATATAGGAGGCATTTAATGTCAGAAAATGATGCATGGAATGGTCCAGTGTCTGATAGTCACGCGGATCTGATTAACGCAAAGGCAACAAAGAAGCGATCAGATGGCGACGGTACAGACTCTGTTGGATCAATTGAGACGGGTGCAATTGGTGTAACTCAAACACCTAAAAACAAGTCTACAGCTAAAAAGGCTGCACCCAAAAAAGAGCACAAGCCTACGGTAGCTCTCCACTCTACTAAGAATGTAGTTTGGGAAGGCGTTGGCAAAATCGATAAAGGCTACAACATTGTTTCAGCCGCTCACGCAAAAGAATGGCTCACTCGTAGCCATGTTCGTGAAGCAACTCCAGAAGAAGTCGCTAGAGAATACGGTAACTAACAATGGAACTACTGAGGGTACCGTCATATTCAACTAATGCTATTGTTAATGTATCCAGTGCTTCTACTGAGTACGAATATACAATTACGGATATGGCGGACCAGTCAGTATCTATGGGGACAGCAACCTCTACCTCTGATTCCAAGGTCACTGTTGCGTTGCCCTCAGAGTACGACGGATCCTACATTGTCAATGTAGACTCTACCGATAACTATATCGACGTCGTTCGACCCTATGTTGACCCAACAACTAAGGGAGAGACTGCATCAGAAATTGCGGAGTATGCAAAGTACGAATCTATTGCAAGATCAATTATCGATTCAGTAATTACCGAAGGCTTCTATTACAAGAAGAAGACAATTGAGACAACAGGTCTTGGTGCAGACTACATCCCCCTATGGGTTAATGGTAAAAAGGTTTTAAAGCTTCACGAAAACAATGTTTTACTTTATGATTCATCAGACCCAGAAAGCTATAGCACATCTTATGGAATTACAAAAGATGGCACAGCTATTGTAGAGATGTACGATGGAAGAATTAATAGGCTAGAGTCTGCAAACTTGGCAATGCCCACAAGCGGTTCTGACATCGTGGATATTAAGTACGTTTACAGAGGCTTCCCCAGAACTTTTGACTACAGCATTTTGCTAGCAGTGGGCTATCCCAACATCCCTACAGACATCGTTAGGGCCGCAGAACTTCTTGTAGACGATATTGCTTGTGGGAAGCTAGACTATGTAGAGCGCTACATGAAGTCTTATCAGACAGACCAGTTTAAGATCGGCTTTGACAATAGGGTTTATGAGGGAACGGGGAATTTCGTAGTAGACAAGATTTTATCTAATTATGCTAAGTCTATTACTAAGCTTGGGGTGCTGTAATGAATTGCGGATCTAAAGACCCACTCTACCCCATGCAGGCCGATATTTTCTACCCAGAGGTCTCACAAGGCGCGTACGGCAATGTTTCTAAGTCGTGGAACAAAGACAGGACCCTGGTTTGCAGCCTAGGCCCTGCAGGGTCTAAGTTTAAAGAAGAACTGACTCCTAATGTTGACATTAGCATGGAGTCTTTACTTGTTGGTAGATTTAAAGAAGACATTAGATTTTCCAAGGATGATCGCGGCAAGGCTATTACAAACATTGTAATTAGCAATGTAAAAGACAGATCTTGTCAAGAGGTATATGTTGAGACCGCTGGCCCCAGGCTGGGAGAGTCTACGATCTTTGAGGTTGCAACAGTTACCCCTCACGTTGGACCATTTGGAAGCGTTGAGTATTACAGAGTTATCCTGCGTAGATCAGAAAATCAGGCGGTAGACGTGTGATCAAGGTTAACTTTAACACAGCAGACTTTGCAAAAGAAATGAGTGGCATTATTGCATACTCCAATGGCTTTGTTGACGGTGCTAAGGCAGGTAAGCAAGAGCTTCTCATAACAATTGGAGAAAAGACAAAAGAATTTCTAAATCAGTACATAGATTCAAACGCCAGGGCAAACGAGGCAGTTCTTAATCACGTTTACGAGTGGTCAGAGTCTGGATCTCCAAACGCCAGGCTTTTTGACATAGACTACATCACCACTGGAGCTGGACTAACCTTTAAGTCAACATTTAGTCAGTCTACTAGCATTAGAGATGGTTCCAACGTTCCATTCTATGATAAAGCTCGGATCATGGAGCAAGGAATCCCAGTAACAATTAGACCTAGAAAGTCTGATGTTCTCGTATTTGAAGAGGACGGGGAGCAGGTATTCACCAAGGCTCCAGTAAGAAATCCAAATCCTGGAGGAAGCGAAACGACTGGTGGCTTTCAAGAAACTGTAGACTCATTTTTTAATTCATACTGGAGACAGTCTTTTCTAAAGACAAGTGGAATATCCGATATAATTAATAACACTGTAGGATTTAAGCAGAACCTTCCCAGGGCAAAAGCTGGCGGAAGATCTAAAGGCTTTGACGTAGGCTACAGATGGATTGCAGCGAAGGCGGCTAGATAATGGCTATTGACTACCCACCAGTTTTTATTAATAAGTATTTGGCAGAGAGAATTCCCTCTGACCTACCAGATTATTTTGCTGGAGATATGAGATTTTTCCCAACCCAGCCAACAACCATTGACACGTTTACAGAAGAGTTCCCAGAATCAGCAGAAGAGCCATTTGCCGTATACGACAGAATGTTTAGAATGCGTAGAGGTCCGTTTCCTCACAAACGAACAGAGCAGCTTCTTTATTACTTCTACAAAACATCTGGTGGAATTGATGCGTTAATCGAAACTGTGCAAGCTGTTGCCGATCTTTTAGACGACGGAGATGAGTCGGCAGAAGATTTAAACTTGTGGATTAAAGATCAGTTAGAGGTTAGCCCTGGAGACTACGCCACAAGAAAATCTCTTCGCTTTACAAGAAAGTCAATAACCAGCAATGTGGCTACATTGACCACAAGCGAAAGTCACCCATTCAAGGTGGGGGATGTCATTGTCGTGAAGGAAACCAACCCACTGACTAATGCCCCTACAACATTTGCTGGAACCTTCACAGTAACTGACGTTCCCGCCAACAATCAGGTTAGTTATGCAAAAACCGGGGTAGACGTTTCAGAAAGAGATGCCCAAGGCTCACCTACTGTAGGCATAGGCCACCCAACCATGAGGTTTAACGGAAAAGACTTCTTCTTGCCATACTTTCATGAAACAAAAATTTACCAGCTGGAAGAGGCCAGAGACATTATTGATTTTGGCACAGCCAGAACTTACGCGGGTAACAAAGTTATCATAGAGTACTGCTGGCACAAGTCTTCTTAATAATAAAGCTATTTCTAAAACGGGTGATATACTTATACCGAGGAAACGCGCCTTAAATTTCTTAAGAAAGAAGAGGTGAAAAAATATGGCATATACACGTGGTTCTAGCGCCAACATTATTGTTGGTGCAGCAGCACTGTTCACGTACGAAGATGGTGAGCTAACTGACGTAGACCTTCCAGCATATGTGGATGGCACATCCTACAGATCAACTCTGTCTGATGACGCTTCATTCCGTAACGTTGGATACACGATGAATGGTTTGGAACTAAACTTCCAGCCAGACTTCGGCGAGGTCCAGGTAGATCAGCTTCTCGACGTAGCTAAGCTATACAAGCAAGGTATGCAGGTTAACCTTAACACTGCATTTGCTGAAGCCACTCTAGAGAACTTGCTTTTCTCTATTGCTGGTAAAGATGCCGATCTAACCACCGTTTCCGGTAACCCCACACTCGACCTAACCGCTGGTGACATTGGAGAATGTCCCGTTGAGCGCGGTATGGTTGCAGTTGGTCCAGGTACCGGAGACTGTGCGATTGGGTCCGAGCTAGAGCGAGTCTATGTGGCTTACCGTGCGCTCTCAATCGAGAACGTTACAGTATCCGCAAAGCGTGACGAACCTACAATGTTTGAGGTTTCGTTCCGTCTGCTCCCCAACGACGATGCTTCTTACGGTAAGATTGTTGATCGTACCGTTCCTGCTGGTTCGTAGTTATTAACTAAATACAATGTAGTGCCCAGGCTTCGGCCTGGGCATTACTTTTTTGGTACACTTGTTGTATGGCAACGCGGGTATATGAGTTCGGCAACATCAATCTTGTTGACGGTACAGAGATTGAGGCATCCCCTCTTAAGATTAAGTACTTAAGAGAGTTTATGGATGTGTTTGATTTAATTCAGCTTACTAAAAACGATGATCAGGCAATAGCTGTGCTTACTGAGTGTGCAGTAGTGTGTATGAAACAGTTCTACCCAACAATAAAAACAAGGGAAGAGCTAGAGGATCAGATGGACCTGCCCAATGTTTATAAGCTATTAGATATCTGTGCTGGAATTAAGATTAAAGATAGCAAAAATAACATTGAAAAGCAAGCAAAGGGTGAGTCAGAAGACAAGAATAGCTGGAAAGACTTAGATCTAGCATCGCTAGAGGCAGAGGTTTTTCTTGTCGGTGCCTGGGAAAACTTTGAAGCACTAGAGATTTCTATGACCATGTCAGAGCTGCTGGCGGTCATTGAAAGAGGTAGAGAGCTAGACTACCAAGAAAAGAAGTTCTTGGCTGCAATCCAGGGGGTAGACCTTGATAAGGAGTCTGGACAATCAAATAAGAATGCTTGGGAAGAAATGAAAGCCAGAGTGTTTAGTGGTGGTACTACAGACAATCCAAACGACATAGCATCATTCCAAGGGGTAAAGGCCCAGCAGAATGGTTTTGGTATTGGGATGGGGCTTGGTTACGAGGATTTGCGTGACAAGTAATACCCCTTCTATGTTATAATATAGTAGCCTAATAAAAGGAGACAGGAATAAAAATGGCAACAACAGTAAATGAAGCAAAAGAGATCGTTCTAGTTGATGGAACAAAGATTAAGATTAGACCACTAAAGATTTCTCTGTTGAGAACCTTTATGTCAAAATTTGAAGGTATCCAAGGAGCATCAGACAACAACGAAAAAGCAATTGGCATTTTGATGGAGTGTGTACAGATCGCTATGAAGCAGTACAAGCCAGAGATCGCAGACGACATCAACGCACTAGAAGAACTTCTTGATCTACCAACGGTATATCAAATTGTTGAAGAGGCATCTGGAGTGAGACTGACAGATTCTCTTATTAGCTAAAAAATAAGGGAGCAACACTGAATGGCTGACGTACAGGCTAATATTGGCGTTAATATTGACGCCACAGCGGCATTGGCTCAGCTGAAAAATCTTCAGCGTCAAATATCTGTTTTTAATGCTGAGATCGCAAGAGGCGGCGGCAAAGCCGCTGCTGCTGCGGCAGGTATGCAGCAAGAGCTGGTCAGTAGTATCAATGCTACTGGCCAGTTTTCTGCTTCCATGACAAGAATCAAAAGTACAACAGAATCTTTTACAAATGCTCTTGAAAAGAACAAGCTCACTATGGGGCAGACCTTCCGCTATGCGGGGGCATCCACTAAAAAGTTTGGTAGCTTATTCAAAGGTGAATTTGATACTATTGAAAAGGTTGCTCGTGAAAGAGTAAAGACCATCCAGACCCAGTACGTTAAGATGGGCCGTGATGCCAACGGAGCTATTAAGGCTATTGCCGTTAGACCACTTGCTCTAGACATGGACAACCTTGCTACTAGAACTGCAATGGCAGCTCAGAAGCAACAGATACTTAACCAGCTTCTAAGACAGGGATCAACCAACCTTCTTAACTGGGGTAAAAACACTCAGTGGGCTGGTCGTCAGCTCATGGTTGGTTTTACAATCCCCTTGACTATTTTCGGTGGTCTGGCTGCCAAAACCTTTATGGATCTAGAAGAGCAAGCAATTAGATTCAAGCGTGTATACGGAGACCTATTCACAACACCACAGCAGGCAAACGAAGCCTTCGATGACATGAAGAATCTTGGCTTGGAGTTTACCAAGTTTGGCGTTGCAGTAGAAAAGACTATTGGTCTAGCTGCTAGCGTTGCCCAGATGGGTATGATGGGGGCAGACCTAACTGCACAGGTTACAGAGGCAACAAGGCTTGCAGTTTTGGGTGGTATGGAGCAAGAGGAAGCTCTGAATACAACTATATCACTTACTAACGCTTTTGGCGTTGCCGCAGAAGATCTTACTGGCAAGATTAACTTCCTGAATGCTGCAGAAAACCAGACGATTCTATCTATTCAGGACTTTAACGAAGCTGTCCCAAGAGCAGGTAGCGTTGTCGCACAGCTAGGTGGAGACGTAGAAGACTTAGCCTTCTTCCTGACAGCAATGCGTGAGGGTGGCATCGAGGCCTCTCAGGGTGCTAACGCTCTGAAGACATCCCTTGGTAGATTGGTAAACCCAACGGCAAGAGCTAGAGAAGAGCTTATGGGCTACGGCATTGACGTCGTAAACATTGTTGAAAGCAATGCTGGCAATCTAAGACAAACAGTTCTTGACCTAGGTGCAGCACTCGAACAGCTAGACCCACTGGAAAAATCAAGAGCGATCGAAAGACTCTTTGGTAAGTTCCAGTTCGCAAGAATGTCTGCCCTGTTTAATAACATTATGGACGACGGTAGCCAGGCAGCTACAGTTCTAGAGTTAATCAATACTAATGCTTCGGAGCTAGGAGCCCTGGCAAGCAAAGAGCTTGGAAGAGTTGAAGAGTCAGCGGCTACGAAGTTTAGATCTGCCGTAGAGCAATTCCAGGCTGCACTAGCTCCAATTGGAGAGTCGTTCCTAAAGCTTGTAACCCCAATAGTTGAGTTTGGGGCCAAGGTTCTTAATGCTTTTAATAATCTTAATGATGGTGCCAAAGGGTTTATTGTCGCCTTGCTGGGTATTGTAGGGGCAGTTGGACCAGTCCTATTGATGACTGTGGGTCTGTTAGCTAACGGTATAGCAAACATCATGAAGATGTTCCTTGGGCTGCAAACCGTATTCCAAAAGCTTCGTGGACAGTCAACAGAGCTGGCGGGGCAGACTCAGTATATGAGCCAGGAGCAGCTAGAGGCAGCTTCTGTAGCATCTTCCCTAAACCAGTCTCACGCTAACCTAGCACAAACATTTACCTCAGAGGCTACCGCCGTACAGAGGCTGACTACAGAGTATCAAAAACTAGTCGCCGCTCAGAGAAGCTCTTTGGGAATTCCAATGAGGACAACATCTTCTGCAGCACCAGGATTTGCTAAAGGCAAAAAGGTTCCTGGATATAAGGATGGCGTTGTAACTGTCCCAGGACCAAAGGGTGCTGGAGACATTCAGCCAGCCATGCTGGCTCCTGGTGAAGCGGTAATCCCTGCTGCAATGGCAGACAAATACGGCCCACTAATCAATGCCATGATCGATGGCTCTATTCCTGGATATGCCAAAGGTCTTACAACAGGAACAGGCTCTCCTGTTGCATCTCACGTCGCTGGATTTGACCCAAGACAGCTTTCCAGCGTAATCCAGAGACTTGCTGATCTTGGATACACTTTTGAAACAACCCTCTACAGGGTTACAGAAAATGCTGACGGCCTGGGTATTACCATTGACAAGACTGAAGGAATGCTTCATGAGCTAACCCAGTCTGGAGATTTGTTAATGGCAGGCGGGGCATCCTTTAGTGGAACAACTGTGCCAGAGACTGCAGAACGAAATGCCATGTACGAGGCAACAGGGATTGCCGGTGCTTACGGAAACATGGATGAGCTTTTCGAGCAAGAATCTGTTTTGCTTCAGGCAAAAAGTCAAAACACTGAGTCTTATCAGAGACACACTCAGGAAATCGAGAGGCTTCTTGCAGAAGCACAAGAAGCCAGGATCGTCTTGTCACAATCTAATGATCAAGCAAGAACGAAGCTATCCTTTGACAAAGAAAGAGCTAGACAGGCTATTGCTTTTGGATTAGTCGCAAAAGAAGGAATGGCTCAGGACGAGGCAGAAATTGAGGCCGGAAGACGAGTTGAGCAAGCAGAAGAACTTTATGCAAGACAGATTCAGGAAGGGGTTTCAGAAGAGCAAGCCCTCAGTGACGCAAGGATGTTGCTAAAGGCAAGAATGATTGAGACCGCAAACGAGTTTGGAGCGGCACCTGCAGCAGAGGGCACAGACAGGCTAAGAGCATTTATGGCCGGGAAGAGTTATGCAACTAGCGACCCCGCCCGAGCAAGAAGAAAGCAGGCTGGCTTAGATACCTCTACCTTTATAACTAGAACCTATAAGGGAAGAAAAAACCCAATAGCTGGTGACTCTGCAAGGCAGGCAATTGCTTCTACCGGTCAAGACTTTGAAAAACTGGGTGCTCAGCTAATCATAGCTGCACAGAAATCAATTACCAGTGGGGCAAGGAAAGCTACTAGACAGGCATCTCCATCAAAAGTTGCAGAAGAGGTTGGTGCAAATATTGGTCGGGGCGCCATCCTTGGGATGGAGGGGCAGGTTGACGATGCTCAGCAGGCGGGTCAGCAGCTTGCACAGTCAGCAACTAGTGGCTTTAACAACTTCCCAGCAGAAGGATCAACACCAGGGACTAGGGGCGGAAAAGGCAGGGCTCAAACAGCTGGGGTAACCACACCAGGCCAGCCAATAAACTACTCTATTCTTAACGGAGAAATACTTAAGGCTTCTAAAACAACCGCTTCATTTGGCACAAGGGTTGGCAATGCAGCTAAAAATCTTGCCGGTATGTCAAACATGCTGGGGACAGTCGGTATCGGAATAAGCTCTTTGATTGGTGGACTATCTATGGTAGAGGGCCCACTTGGAGATCTAGCTGGCAAGCTGTTCCCCCTGACTAGCGCCATTACCGGTTTAACTTTTGCAATGCAAATGCTTAATGCTGAAACGATTGCTTCAATTGGAACAAGGATAGACGATTCGATAGCTGCTGGAGTAACGGCCGCAGCCAATGTAAAAATAGCAAAATCTGGTTCGATGCTTTCAAAAGCTTTTGCAGGTATTAAGTCTGTAGCCGCCGGACTGTTTAGAGGAATCCTTGCCTTGTTGGGACCAGTGGGGGCGGTTATAGCTGGGTTTGCCTTGTTGGCTGGAGGCGTTGCTTTGCTTGCAAAGGTAATGAAGGATCAAAAAGCAAAGGTAGAAGGGTTGGGAGATGCCGCGAAGCTTTCTGGAGACAAGCTAAGCACCCTAAACGAAATTCTAGGAACAGATCTCAAAGAAAGACAGCTTGGTGGAGTTGGTGGTGTTGGTGCCGAGGGTACTGGGGCAAGGGCTGGAGACCAAGAAACTCAAGAGTCCGCCAAGGGAATTCAGGATCAGCTACTAGATAGTGAAGACTTTAAGAAAGAATTTAAGGGAACCATTGACGCCCTCAAAGACTCTTCTGTCAAGGCATCTGAGCAGGCCCTTACCTCTATGGCGGTAACCTTGCAAACAGCAGGGGCATCGGAAGAGGCGATTGCAGGAATTGTAAATGCCCTGCTTGTAGAGGCTGGTCGCACAGACGTAAACCTAGACTTTAGTAGCATATCAATTGCAACGGCAGAAGATTCTGCTGCCGAGGCTGCCCGTTCATACGCAGATGCTTTTGCTAACTCAACAAAGAACATATCAGAAGAAAGAGTTATAGCTGGAGCCTCCACAACCGCTGGAGGTGGTGTTTCTGGATACATCGGAAGCGTAGGAGACTCAGAGACAGAAGCGGACAGACTGCTTGCCGCTGGAGCCCTCTCCTCCCTGATCCTAGATGCTAACCAGCAAATGAATGATGGCCTAATTACTATTGATGAGTATAACGCTGCAATAGCTGGTGTTGGAGAAACTATTCAGGATATTGCATCCACAGATGCTAGCGGTCTTGCTTCCGCTAGCTTGCTAGTTGCACAAATGGCAAAGGATATGGAAGCCGCAGGCTTCGAGGGTATTGGTGCAGATGTTCAGGAATTCTTAGACTTTAATACTGCCGGTGGTCTGGATGCCGCTAGCACCGTTATGTCTGCTAGGGCAGCAGGAACAAATGTTACTGAGGGCCAGATGAACCTTCTGAGGGCTGGCTCTGCTGCGGGGGCATCCTCCAAAGAAATTGAGCAAGCAAACAACGTCATAACTGCAATTGAGAAGAAGACCGCTCGACTAAAAGAGCAGGCTGAAGCACAGAAAGAAGTAGACGATGCTGTAGAGTCTACAGAAAACTTTGTCTCAGAAGCTGAAAAACAAAATGAAGAACTGCAGAATCAGATCGATACCTATGACGAAGTGTCTGATGCGATATCGTCAAACAATGAAATTCAAGACAAGGCAGCCTTTGCACAAAAAATAGCTGCAGATGAGACCCTTAGACAACAGTGGGCTTCAGCCCAGCTGGTAGACCAGCAAAACGGAAACACTCTGGCCACAGAGTCATTTATTGCGGCAATGCAAGAGCAGTCAACGCTACAGGATCAAATAAATGCACAGCAGGCAGAGGCTGACCTAGAATCTAGAATTTCAACTATGCAAGAGCAGGTTTCAACCTATGAAGCTGCTACCGCGGCAACTGCTGGACTAGTTGAACAAGAAGAGGGGCAGGCAATTGCATACCAGATATCTGCAGATGCTGCTCTTTCAGAGGCATTTGCCATTGCTCAAAGCACAGACGCAAAGAACGGCAACTCAGACGCCACGGATGCCCTAATCTTAAAGCTAAAAGAAGAGGCAGATTTAAGAGCGGAGATAGGCGAGCTAGAAGGCAACCCATCGGTGACAAGACGAAGTGGCGGGGGAGGTTCTACCCCAACATCCTTCTTAGATAAAACCGTAAAGTCCCTAAGAAATGTTTCCTCGGCACAGACCAAGGTCACCAAAGGATTTAAGTCATCTCTGAGCGCAATTGTAGCTTTTGGTAAGACTGGTGCAAGAAGTGTTAGAGGTCTTTCATCTCAGCTAAGAAACGCTGGAGCATCTGAAGGTTTTGCAGAGCAGCTATTGGGAATGGACCCAGACGAGTGGGAGAAGCAGAAAAAGCAGCTGTTCAACTTTGACGCTATGGGCAACATCACAGGAATGACTGCTGCCGGTCAGGCTGTCCAAGACGCTCTTAATGTTGTAGAAATAGGAAACTTTATAGATGAGCAAGAAAACATTACCGCCAGTGTTGGAAATCAGATCACAGCACTTGACAGACTTACTGCAGCTGGCGCTAGCTACGAGGTAGCCTATAACGCAGTTAAGAATACCGCTTTTGCAGCAGCTATTGCCACAGCTAAGAGTTCTGCAGAAATCCAGGCAGCAGCAGAAGCCGCTATGGCAGCTCAGGCCAAGATGGAAGAGCTTGAAAAGATTAACGAAGAGGAAGAAAGAAAGAAGCGCATTAGCGAAGCTGTTAGAGACATGAACAAAGAGTTCTCCAACCAGGCTAAGATTCTAGACTACATTAATGCAAACAGATCTAAGTTAAGCGAGGCTCAGATTGGCTCTATCTTAAGCAATAAAGATTTGCAAAACCTGGTCCTGGAACCCAACATTGACCCCAAGGCTTTGGAGCAAGCACTTAAGAATGCACAGGCTCAAGCAGATATGGACGTTGCGGTATCTATTGCAAAAGGTGAAGCTGACGTTCCAATGGAAGATGAGCTATCAGCTATTCAGGATTACTTTGATAAAAAAGAGGCAGTCGTTAACCTTCAGTATGATATGAAGATGGCTGATGACAACGACCTAGTTAAAGATGCAGAAAATCAACTTGCAGCTATTGAGTATAAGCTGGATGATTACAACGCAGAGCTTGAAAGAATTTCTCTTAAAGAAGATGAAATTAACGAGAGATACGATAAGCGTTCTGAAGCCTTAGAAGAAATTGCAGATACTAATCAAAAAATTGCAGAGCAGCAACAGGCACAGCTAGACATTGCAGATGCTCTTTCTAGAGGAGACATTGCAGCCGCAGCTAAGGCAGCTTCAGAGCTAAGGGCAAAGCAGGCAGCCGACGCTCAAGCCTCTCAGCAAGATATGCTTGAAAGATCTAGAGAGGCAGAGTTGGGGGCAGTAACTGGCCGAACTGGGATGACGAGAGACCAGCTAGAAGAACAAGTTAAAAATCTAGAACAGCAGATGTTTGAAATTGAAGAGGGTATGCTTGAGCCAGCACAAGAAAGAATAAGACTGGCAGAGCTGCAGAGAGACTTGGCTATTGAGCAGCTAGAGCTAAACGGTCAGTCAAGACAAGAGTTTGAAAACGTTGCAGACAAAGCTAGACTGGCATACTTAAACATGGAAGATCTTGTTGACGCAACTAAGAGATTTGCTGCTCTTGCAAGATTTATGGAAACTGGAGAAAAAGATGAAGATTACTTCAAGGCATTCCCCAACGATCCAGCAAATCCCGCAAATAAGAAAAAGCCAGCAAGACGTTCTAGCAGCGGTGGTGGCGGTGGGTCTGCCCCAGCAGGAAAGTCTGGCTGGGTAGACACTTCTACAGGAAAAACTCTTGGACAGCTAGCAGCAGAAGCTGGTAAGCACTGGACCACATTCTATAATGAAAACAGAGGCCTAGACTCAGTATTGACTCCAGCAAACGGTGGATTAATTAAGATGGCAATGGGTGGTCTATCTATGGGCTCAGACACCATCCCAGCACTCCTTACTCCAGGCGAGTTTGTTGTTCGTCGCCCAGCCGTAAATAAAATCGGGGTAGATAAGCTTAAAGACATTAACAACGGAACATACAGCGACAGTTCCGTGTATAATTATAACTTAGCGGTTAACGTTAAGTCTGACTCAGATCCAAACAGAATTGCAAGAGCTGTAATGACTCAGATTAAGGGTGTAGAAAACCAAAGAATTAGGGGCAACAAGCTTTGACAGACATTGACAAAGATTATTTAAATAATCGCAGAATGCTAAATGCTGGCAGGCCACAGGCCATGCTGTTTTCAGAAAACCCTGGAATTCTGCAGGATGGTTACTACATTCCACAGGGGCAAGAGTTTGAAGATTTTATTTTAGTTTCCGACCATAACAGAAAACAAATTCAGTTTAAGCCAAACAGAATTGAAACTAAAGTTAGAACGGTTAACGGAAGAATGAGGTCTTACCACGTTGCAGACAAGCTCTCTATTTCTACCTCTTGGGACAACCTGCCATCTAGAGCATCTTCTGCACAGCTAAACCCTGATGAGTCAGGAACCTTGATCGTAGGAGCTAACGATTTAGTTTACACAGCCGATGGTGGGGCTGGGGGTGTAGATCTTTTAAACTGGTACGAGAATCACCAAGGCTCCTTCTGGGTTTTCTTAGCTTACGACAAGTTGACAAACTTTACGGATGACAACTACAATAAGCTAGATAGATACAACGAGATAATTGAAGTGTTTTTTGATGACTTTCAGTATGACATAGTTGCACGAGGTCGAGCGACTCACGACTTCTGGAATATATCTTTGAGCCTGGAAGAGGTTTAATGTTTACCAATCCAGAGCTTCAAGAGCACCTAGAAAATTCTTCTGCGATCAGGCTGCAGTCTGCCGTTATCGCAGAGTGGAACATGAACGTTGCCGAAAACATTGCTCAGGCAGGCAATTACAGGTACAGGCCAAACGATTCAGAAGATAGCAGATACAGCAGTGTTGCTCAGTCGTTTAGTTTTGATGATAGCGAGTCCCTCTTCTACACTGGTGCGACAGATGCAGACGTCGTAATAGACGGAGGGTTTGAGGATAACAACGAGCCTATCGCGTTTACTGCAAAAAAAGACAAAGAAAAACTTTTATACTCTCTAGAAGATTGTCTAGGAAGATTTAGGCCAAGATCTGGAATCAATAAGCTTAGATACTTTGACAACAAGTACTCTCATCACGACACCCTAAACTTAGCCAGAAGACCACGTTACTACATGGCCGACAAGAACGACCCCTTTAAGTATTGGTCATCTTACAGAACAGAAGGCGGGATCGAGAGAGGCATTGCAAATGTGCCTAATGCTACTGGCACAGAGTTTTATATCGAAGACGCAGCACCATACGTTGTGTACGAAAACCCAGTTCCAGCAAATAGAATTGTCGTAAAGATGCAGACCAATGTTGGAGATATAGATCTTGGTCCATTCACGAACTCCTCGGGTACCTTTGACGACCCATTGTTTGGGGATTCAAACAAGACCACTCCTGTTACCTGGAAGATACAATATCTTAAAGGTGATAACTGGTCAGACGCTATTTCTTTTAACCAAAACTCAATCAGGAGAAATGGAGAAGATGTTATTAGTTCCGACGGATACGTCGAAATATATTACGGGCTCCTGATTCCAGAAGACTATTACGGTACATTTAGATATGAAAAGACACTCTCATCCGAAACCTTGTTGCCAGACCCCACAAACCTTGCCAAGGGAACAGCCTTCTTAGTAAGATCTTCAGATTTAGATAGGGGTAGGATATACATTGCAGACAACGAAGAGTACAACTCTTACCCAGCAAATTACGGGTGGGACCTTTTAGATGAGATCACCAGGTCTGTTAGCTTTGTCACAGACCTTACCTCTCCACCAAAATTTAACAACGCCAACTCTATTGACACAGTCTATAGAGAGTTTGAGTATGTTTCTGGAGTTCGGGTAGTTGTAGAAACCATGAACACATTTGACGCTACCTTCGACTTGATTGAGATGTCCCCAAGACTATCGGTAGATCTTTCAGACAAGGTAACAGGGTTTTCAATTAAAAAGTCTGCATCAGATCTTGGCGTTAGCGGATTGCCAGTGGGTCAACTATTGGCCTCAACCGGATCCCTAAACATATTTGATTTCGACCAGGCATTCTTTAAAGAAAATACTAATAGTATAGTAAAAGACTATACTTCTCAAAATATACAAATTAAGCTATACGAAATTGTTGTAGACGTAAATGGGTTAGACTTCTTTGTTCCAATTAAAACTATGTACTCTGAAGGCTTCCCCAGCATTAACAATACTGATCGATCTGTAGCCCTTAGCCTAAGAGACTTATTCTTTTATTTTGAGTCTACGATGGCTCCCCAAATGCTAATTCAGGATGCATCTCTTAGCTACGCCGTCTCGCTTCTCTTAGACTCTATCGGTTTCTCAAATTATGTATTTTTAAGAAACGAGGGCGAGTCAGAAGAGGTAATTCCTTATTTCTACATAGAGCCAGACAAGTCAATTGCAGAAACTCTAAACGATATTGCAAGGTCTTCCCAGTCGTCAATGTTCTTTGATGAGTACAACAATTTTGTAGTAATGAGCAAAGGCTATATTATGCCTTCCCCAGAAGAAAGAGACACTGACATTGTTTTGTATGGCACAAAAGATTTTTCAGATACTGGTGTAAGAAAAAATGAAAAGACAGGGGGGGGGCTGACAAACATCGTAAGCATTGCTTCCAAAGACAACAAGGTTTTTAACGATGGAACAATTACTTATTCCTCAAGGTATATTCAAAAGTCCTATGGGTCGATTAGGCAGGCGGCCCTCCTAGATAGAGATAAAACCTGGATATACAAACCAGCCCTGCTCTGGGAAGTTGCAGGGGAAGAGTCTTCTAGGTCAGTAAACAACGAAGTGTCTACACAGTCTGCATACTCCTTGGCTGCTATTCCTCTTAATTCAGACCTATCGGCAGAAATTCCTGCAGTAGACAACTTCTCCCTGATCAACAATGTTATGGACTTAGGGGACGGCGTTTATTGGCTTTCAAGATATAACGGATATTTTTATGCCAATGGTGAAATTATCAGATACGACGCAGTTCAATATAGCATACCTGGCCTTTCTGACCTTGAAAAAACTGAGGGGGATGGCGACAACGTTTGGATTAGTAGCACCAGAGAGTACAGGAGATACTTTTCAAAGGTGCCTTTTAATGGAAAGATTTACCCCACTGGCCTCGTAAGAATTTACTCTGAGCCAAACTATGAGATCGCCGGTGACAATGCAAGGTTGTCAAATGGTGCGGTTGCAAAGCATGGAAGGGGTCAGTTCGGTACAACAATTGTAAGCCACAGTGCTGGCTTAAGCTCATACTGGACTAACAACTCTAACGTTCGTGGAGTTGACATGGAATCAAAATTTATTTTTGGCAGAACAGAAACATTCAGAGTTCTAGACACGGTGTCCCTTACGTCAAACTTCCCCGTAGCTGTCTTCGAGGTTCCAGATCTTTCCTTTGTTAACGTTGGAGAATACATAGAAAAATATTTTGAAAGTGGTGAAGCAGAGATTGCTCAGCTTTCAAACTTTATACAGCCAAACACTAAGATCGTCGATCTAGATCTTGAAAACAGCACCATCATAACCAATAAGCCAATTTTGTCTTTAAATGAATCGGACCCAATAACTTCTTTAAAGGTTGTAAGAAAAAACCTTGGCTTAGGCGATGACACAGAAACTGAAATCGGACCAGCTGGGCTATCTCAAAACCTAGCTAACCAGTCTGTAAGAACTGGACTTATCAAGAACTTCTTTGCTGCAGAATATTCAGAAGAAAACAAAAGTATTGAGAAGTACCCAGCCACAACACAGTCTTCAGCCTTTGTGTTTAGCGGCAGCTCCGAGCAAAGGTCTAGAGATCTCTTGTCTTATGTCTACAAGCCTTTGGACAATAAGTTTAGACATTTTGGTACAAGGCTAAGGATTGTGGGCAGGGTTGAAAGTGGAGAAATTAGGTCTCAGACTCCAAACGGTGCAATCACATACTTTACCACGACTAATACCAGGACAGATCAAGACGTTACAATTGCTGGTGGGTCTGCTGGGGTAGCAGTTTTAATCAATCCAGAAACAAATAACGGTTACTATTTTGAGATAGCGGCACTAACAGCAGCAAACCTATCTGACTACGAAGATAACGAGACCGTCAATAATGTTTTCTTCTACAAGGTTAAGAGAGATAGCTCCGCAACAAGAGATGACGAGAAGGCCGTACCCGTAAAACTTTTTGAGGGCGTGGCAAGCATCCTGGTAGATAGTGGAAACTTTGTGGGGCAGTCGAGAATGGCTAATGAAGAAAGCACCACAGTATACGATCTGGCGGTAGAGTACGAAGATCTAGGAGAGTCAAGAAGATTCTATCTTTATATAAACAACGTCATTGTTGGCATTGTTGACGACGAAGACCCTCTCCCAACATACAATAGCATGGCTTTGTTCGTTCGTGGGGCTAGCAAGGCTATGTTTGAAAACGTGTATGCCTTAACAGAAAACTATAGCCAAAACACAAGCTTTAGCCTAGAGACTCCTGCCGTGGCAGCTTTTGGTGACGATGAGATAAACGCTAATAAAGCATTTAGAAAGTATGCAATGAGCGGACTGATTCAGTCAACATACCTCTCTGGGATTGGTTCAAACGAGCCCCCAAAGTACAACATATACTTTGAAGAGTTTGGAACAATTATGAGAGAGGCAGCATACTTTGACGTTAGGTACGACAAAGCCTATCCAGCACTTTCTGCAAAGATATCCCCCACATTTAACAGACTTAAGGGCTATACCATTTCTGGATTTAGAGCTGGGTCTTACGGTGCAGAGTTTTTGATATTTAACAACACAGATACCGCTTTAAGCTTAGACTCTGAAAGTGGCAACTACCTAAGAATACAAGGAGTCACCTTTACGCAGCAGTCAGACAATGAACTAAGCGTAGACGAGTACTACGAAAGAATTGGAAATCTTTCAGATCCAGAGTTTGCTGGGGATCAGCTAGTAAGGTCGCCAGAGGTAGCAAAACAAAAGTATGCAGACATCAAGCTCAGCAGGCTAACACAGGGAAAGAATTCCTTTAGCATTCAGTCTCCGTACATTCAGAGCCAAGATACCGCAAACAGCCTGATGGCATGGCTCACTGACAAAATAATGAAGCCCAGAAAGTCTGTTGGCGTAGAGGTTTTTGGTCTACCAATTTTGCAGCTTGGAGATATTGTCCAGGTCAAATACAAGAATGAAAACGGGGTAGACGAAATTGCCCCAGAAGACTCTAGGTTTGTAGTTTACTACATAGATTATTCTAGAAAGCAGGATGGTCCAAGCATGAACGTCTATCTAAGTGAGGTTGTGTAGTGTCAGATTCAGTTAGTCCAATTCCCGATGTTCCAGAAATTCAAAAGACAGAGGTGTCAAGTTCAAGATCTGCCGTCAAGGTTGCAACCCCAGACATTATTCTTTTTGACGAGTCGGCTATCCCTGTAGATGCCTTAGCAGATTTAATCTTTGAAGAAATTGGTGGCCAAGAAATTATCTCAATTGCCAGAAACGATATTGTTAATGGACAAGAAGTCTCCTATAGTTTAATTGGAAACCTAAATGGCCTACAAAGAAGGTACAACTCTAAGAATATATTCTCGCTGCCAGAGACAATAGAAAAATACTTTAGCAACTTTTCTATTAATTTTGCGGTACACGTTCCAGAAAATGGTACGGGGCCAGAGGGGCAGAGGGTATACCTCGTAAACCAAGACTCGGCTACCGCTGTGGCGGGAGACTTAATCATAGATGTTGTTAATATGGAAACAAACGAGAGGGTTGATGTAGAGATTCTAAGAAGTGGCTCGGCCTTGAGTGATACAATATATACGGAGGAATCTTGATTACTAACACCGGAAGAACAATTTTGGCCAAGTATCTTATTGGTCAGGCACCAGCCTATGCTTCTCATATATCTTTAGGCGTGGGTGCGACACCCCTGAGCGAGCTAGAGTCTTTTGACGACTACTCAGCTAAAAGAAATTTAGATTTTGAAGTTTTGAGAATTCCCATTAGCTCTCGTGGATATGTCTACGACGAGGCGGGGGTTGCGAACATTGTTTTTGCTGGAGAGCTACCAGGTGATCAAAGATACCTGTTTAGCGAAATTGGCATATTCTCTGCAAAGTCAAACCCAGCAGCGGGAACTGAAGATAGTAGAATGATTTATACATTCTCTCCATCAGAAAATTGGGAGTATCACAATAGAAACAATGCCAGTGCCATTCCTGAAATTGTCGAGCCCCTAAACGGAGAGCTAGAGGGTAGCATAATTAACCCTCTAGATGAAACTGGTAACCCAGTCCCAGTATTCACAACAAACTCTAGCAACGCTATCTTTAACAGTGATGCAAGGGCAAACAGGTACGAGCTTCCAAGATTTCTTGACAGAGCACTACTTATCTCTGGAGATATGTCTTATATTGAAGAAAATGCTGGAGAGCTTTCTATTAAAGATTCTACCGAGCTAGACTACTACGCTACCCACCTTCACCTAACAGGAATTTCAGCAAACTTCAATAGAAACTCTGCCGAAGACCAGTTTAAGCTAGCCTTTTCTATTCTAGATAAGGATGCTGAGCAGGGAACTTCTGCAGAGGGAAGGGTCGGTGGCGTCAGAATTATTGTTGAGTTTGCCGCTAGTGATGTTTTAGACCCACAAAACTTTGCTAGGTTAGAGGTGGACCTAGACCCATCAGATGTTGACTTTATTACAAATAGATATATTGTTGTAACTAAAACTCTGGGCGACCTAAAAAAGAGTACCTCCTTTACATGGAACACTATTAACGTTGTTAAAGTTTACGCAATGGTTTATGACAGTTCTGGAAGCGGTGAGCCATCAGATAACTTTTATGTTGCTTTAGATGGTCTAAGGCTTGAAAACGTTACATCGCAGAACCCACTTTATGGCATGACTGGGTACACCGTTATTAAGACTGAAGACGGTCAGCCAATTATTAAAGAGGCAAACTCCTCAAACCTTGTAGAGTTTAGATATGGTTTGGATGTTGCGTAATGCCCAGGGGACAACAAAAGGTTCAAGTCTCTAAAGAAGATCTCCCACCAGTCGGTAAGCTATCAGACGGGTCTTACGGATATGTCGTAAGGTACAGGATTATCTCTGAGGACCAAAACAGATATTCTCACTGGTCTCCCATTAGAGAAATTCCGGTTAACAACTTGGAGCCAGTTAATGGTGCAGTAGTTGTCAATGGCTCAGTTGTTCAGTCTGTTTGGGGAGACGAAGAAGAAAGACCAAATTATGATGTGTTCGTAAAGTTTGATGAGGGGGATTATTTTTATCACGGAACGACACCTACGCATCAGTACTCTTTTCTGGCTGAGCCAGCATCTGTCGTTAGAGTTGCCATCCAAATATCTAGCATAGAAAAAGAAAGAGCAGAAAGCATAACAATATTTGAAAGTGACCCCACAGACCTGGTAGACTTTAGTTAGGAGAATTTTATGTCAAAGATACCATTACCAGAACGAGGACAGCCATTAGACCTGTCTTATATTTATCAAGTAGCAAACGCTGTAAACGATATTGCAACACAGCTTTCACCAACCACAGGAAGGTACACCAGCATCGATACAGCATCTGCTGGAAACCAGAGTGTTAGAACCTCTGACGCTAGGATTGTTGGCGGATACGTCACAGTAACAAACAACTCTACAACTAGCCCAGATGGCGAGGGTACGTTTAGCTATAACTTTAGTGACTTCAAGTACGCACCAGTAGTAACAGCAACACCGTTGCTAATTGATGAAAGCTCTACTGAGTCTGGAAAAGACATTTCAGTAATCCTGACCAAGGTTACAAATAACAGGGTCGAGGGCGTTGTAAAGTTTAACACAATTGGTGTGGCATCTGTAGGAATTAACTTATTAATGGTCGGTATCCCAGTCTAGGAGAGAGATGGATAGAGAGGCGTACAACAACGCTCCTGCAATTGTCGGCAGTAAGCGTGTTTGGTTTTTAAACAATTGTCTTGTTAGAAAACATCACTTTAACAGGTCAAACGGCATCATGTCTGTTTTTAATATAACTAAAGATCAGATTGAAAGCTGTCTGATTTCTGACTTTAAGAAAAATCGGGAAAGAGCCTTTAGCGTAAAAGAGACTGCAGAGCTTGTTAACAGGCATCAAAAACATCTATATAGATTGATGCACAATGGGCTAATTCCTCCTCCTATGGGGGCAACCAAGGACGGAGAGAGGGCCTGGAGAGTTCGGGCCTACTACTCTGAAACAATGGTAAAAGAAATTCGGGACATTCTTGCTAAGCAGCACATGGGTAGACCAAGAAAAGACGGCTTGATCACCAATGATTCAACACCTACAATTCAGGAGTTGACAAGGAGGATGGGGGATGGTATCCTGACTTATACGAGAACAGAAGACGGAAACTTTGTCCCAATCTGGACAGAGTCTATTTAGAAGGGTATGAGATGGAAAACAGCAGTGCTAAGGTAAACGTTGCATTGGGCTATACGCTCAATCTAGGAAACTTTCAGTCGTTGCGTATCGATCTGGGCGTAGAAGACTCAGAGCGTGACGGAGAAAACATTAACGAGGCCTTTGAAAGAGTTTATGCTTTTGTAGAACAGAAGCTTGCTGACAAGGTCAAAGAAGCATCGGCAGAAGCTAGTCAATAATGGCTGAGCGCAAAGACCGAATGGCTTTGCTCAGCAGATATGCAAAACTTTATACGTTTAAGTATAATACAAAGCCAACACATAACATTAACAAAGAGCAATGGGCAGCCGACTCACTAATAGAGTCCTACGGGCTACCTGGATGCTACGATCTTTTGAGCTACTACTTTGACGTGGCCGACTCCCCAAGCTGGGGGTACTTTGCTAATTATGCAGAGAAGATTTTACAGGCAAAAGAACAGTTTGAAGAAGACAAAAAAGAGAGAGCAGAGAGACGTAAAATGGCAAAGGAATGGCTGAATGGATAGCGCCGAAGCAAGGGTTTTGTCTGCAGTACTAAAAGACAAACAGATTCACGTATTGCTGCAGGCAAATGCAGACAACCTGATGACTACGCATGGAGACATTTGGGAGTTTGTTAGGAAGTACACAGAGAGCAATAGCGAGCTACCCCCAGTAAAGCTGGTTGAGCAAAAATTTCCTGACTTTAATCTTGTAGAAGACGTTGGTGCCACAAAGCATCACTTGGAAGAGCTGCAGGCAGAGTACCTTAGCGGTAGCCTTAAGGAAATCATCCGTACCGCAGCATCTGAGATTCAGGACGGTCAAAGCGGCGGGGCTCTCGAAGAGCTGATTAACAAAACATCAGAGCTTAAGAAGAACACTTCAGTAATCAAAGACATTGATGCCACAGACATTGAAGACGCAATTATGTACTTCCAAAATGTCCAAAAGCAAAAAGAGCTTGGGGTTCTAGGGATAAAGACTGGCTTGCCAGGGTTTGACAACTACTTGCCTTCAGGCATTATGCCGGGACAGCTTGGAGTTTTCTTGGCCTATCCTGGCATTGGTAAGTCTTGGCTAAGCCTGTACTTTGCTGTTCAAGCATGGAAGCAGGGGAAGTCTCCTCTAGTGGTCAGCCTTGAGATGTCCGAGACAGAGGTTCGTAATCGTGTATTTACTATTATGGGCGAGGGGCTTTGGTCTCACCGAAAGATAGCTAACGGAGAGATCGACATCGATGACCTTAAGCGTTGGCACCAGGGGCACATCAAGGACAAGCCTCCATTTAGAATTGTCTCTAATGATACTGGTGGAGACATCACTCCATCTGTTCTAAGAGGAAAGATGGATCAGTACAAACCAGACTTTGTTGTTGTTGACTACCTGCAGCTTATGAGCCCAAACCAGAAGTCAGACAATGAAACGGTTAGAATGAAAAATCTTTCTCGTGAGCTAAAGCTTATGGCTATCTCCGAAGAGGTTCCGATCATTGCAATTTCTTCTGCTACTCCAGATGACGTTACAAAGCTGGACACTGTTCCTACGCTTGGCCAGACCGCTTGGTCTCGTCAAATTGCTTATGATGCTGACTGGGTCATGGCACTTGGTCGTGGTAGCAATAGTGATGTTATGGAATGTGTGTTTAGAAAAAACAGGCACGGCTTCATGGGCGAGTTCATGGTCCAGGTTGATTTTGATAAAGGTTGGTATAAATACAAGGATATGGAAGATTTAGTTTAAACTAGCTTATATAATAGTGGTATGACAAACGTACATCATAAGCCACTAAAGAGATTTGGACTAGACGGATCTATATACGATGACTCTGCTATTTGGAGATTAAAAATAGAATACATGAGATTAATAATCTCAGAAATGCGTTTGTCTGGTTATGTTCCTAGAATTGACATTGCGCCAGACTTTACTATAAGCTATAATGAGAAATCAGAAAGCTTTAATTTTGAATTATCACTATACGGTATTTATGTGGGGAAGAGAAAGAGCGAATGGATATTCGGGGTAGACGAAGCAACGGTCATACCTATACAGCAGAACAAGTTAGAAGAGTACTTGCGGGAAGCGGCATAAACGTAGAGTCTGAGGTAGATACAGACTTCTTAATCTTTTGCCCCTTCCACGCCAACTTCAGAACCCCTGCCGGAGAAGTAGACAAGGTCAGAGGAACATTTTTCTGCTTTTCCTGCCACCACGTTGAAAGCCTAGTAGAGCTTGTTATGCATCAAACCAAGAAGACCTACTTTGAGGCTATTAGGTTTGTAAAGTCTATGGAGATCGAAAGCAGCTTAGAGGAAGAAGTCTCAGATAGGTTAAACAAAAGGCCAGACTTCGTCCCCTTTGACGAGCTTCTCGTAAAGAGGTTGGCTACAACAGCGTTAGAGTCGCCCAGAGCCAAGACTTACTATCTTGGAAGAAAGATTACAGAAGAGTCTCTTAAAAAGTTTGATCTTGGATATTCAGAGAGCCAGGACATGGTTACGATACCCGTTCACTCACCAGACGGTATGCTGGTTGGCTTTGTGGGCCGTTCTGTCGAGGGTAAAGAGTTTAAGAACACTCCCAAGCTACCAAAAGGAAAGACACTATTTAATCTAAATAGGGTAAAGGCATCTCGTAAGGTTTATGTTGTAGAGTCATCCTTTGACGCTATCAGGCTTGACCAGTGCGGAATGCCTGCGGTTGCAACACTGGGCTCTAACGTATCTAATATACAGACGGAGTTGCTAAATAAATACTTCAATGATATAATTGTCATTGCTGATAATGATGATGCAGGAAACAGTATGGCTAAACGGCTTCAAGAGAAGCTTTCTGCCAAGGTTTCTGTTCTTCATTTAGAAACAAAATACAAAGACATTGGCGATATGGATGATGTAGATATCAAGGCTTTAAGCTTTGACTTCGCAGACTCAATATCATCAATACTAAAATAATATATATAAAAAATACAAATCAAGTATCAATCAAATATAGGAGAAAATATATGAGTGTAGTAAAAGGGTTGAAGAATATCAACGCACTATTGGACCGACCAAAATACGATAGCGACAAGCCCCGAGTCAAGTGGCTTAAGCTCGCTGACGGTCAGTCTGTCAAGATCCGCTTTATCGAAGAGCTGGATGAAGACTCTGCAAACTATAATGCAGAGCGTGGCCTTTCGCTTGTTGTGAAAGAACACACCAACCCCAAGGACTATCGTCGCAAGGCAGTAGATACTATGGACACCGAGGGCCGTGACTGGGCAGATGAAATGCACAGAAAAGACCCCAAGGCTGGCTGGGGTGGACGACTCCGCTTCTACTGCAACGTGCTGGTAGACGACGGGATCGAAGAGCCATACGTTGCAATCTGGTCCATTGGTGTTGGAAAGCAGTCGCCTTTCAATGTCATTCGTGACTACGCACTTGAGACGGGTAGCATTTCTAATCTTACCTGGAAGCTTAAGCGTAATGGCCAGGGAGTAGAGACAAGCTACACCCTTATTCCAGGTGCTCCAGACAGCGAGCCCCACAACTGGGAGACCGTCAGTCCATTTGACCTTGACGTCGCTCTTAACCACGTACCATACGCAGAGCAGGAAGCCTTCTACCTTGGCTTTGACACACCCTCTGCTACCACCGCATCTAATGTGGAGTGGTAATTAAGTATGGTATATGTTGGCTTACATGTTCACACGCACTACTCACTCTTTGACGGTATTGCTACCCCACAAGAGTATGTAGATCGTGCCCACGAACTGGGCATGACCGCTTTGGCGATCACTGACCACGGTTCTCTTTCTGGTCACAGGGAGATGTTTCGGGCTGCAAAAGAAAAGAACATTAAGCCAATCCTTGGCGTGGAGGGCTATATAACCGAAGATAGGTTCGATCAACGTGATCGGGACAGTAGAGAAGGGCCTTTAGACCTTGTCTACAACCATATAGTCCTCCTTGCTAAGAACCAGCAAGGGCTGGAAAACTTAAACAAGCTAAATGAAATTGGCTGGACAGAGGGTTTTTACAAAAAGCCACGCATCGACTATGATGTTTTAGAAAAATACAAAGAAGGTATCATTGTAACCTCTGGGTGCCTTAGTGGCACTATCGCTAAAGCCATTGAGGCTGGCGAGCTAGCTGAGGCTAAGCGTCAAATTGAATGGCACCACGGGGTATTCGGTGACGACTACTACATCGAGGTAATGCCTCACAACCCCGCAGAGATGAATCACCAACTACTGGCTTTGGCAGATGAGTATGGAATCAAAGCGGTAGTAACTCCAGACTGTCACCACGCACACACGGGGCAAAAAGAGATTCAAGAGCTTAAACTTATTCTTAATACATACAGCAATAAGATTCAGAAAGACGCCACCTTTGAAAAGTCAAAGAAGCACGAGAATCTAAAAGATAGACTTAACTATCTTTACGGCGAGCGAGACATCAGCTTTGACAACTTTGACATCCACCTTCTTTCAGACGAAGAGATGCGTGAAGCCATGAAGTCTCAGGGTATCGATCGTGAAGATATCTACGAAGCCACTATTGAAATAGCTAACAAGGTAGAAAACTACGACATCAAAGATGGGCTAGATCTTCTTCCCGCACAGTATCAAAGCCCAGACCAAGAGTTGAGAGACTTGGCCCTTGAAGGCCTTAAGCTCAGAGGCGTTGACGGTCAGGAATATTTGGATAGGCTAGAGGAAGAGATGGAAGTCATCGAATCTAAAAGGTTTAGTCCTTACTTCCTAGTTGTACGCAATATGATTAACTGGGCAAAGAAAGAAGGCATCCAGGTAGGTCCTGGGCGTGGCTCCTCTGCTGGTTCCCTGCTGTGTTACGCACTGGGTATCACAGATATCGATCCAATTAAATATGGATTGCTGTTTTTCCGATTTATTAATCCAGAACGTAATGACTTCCCAGATATTGATACTGATATCCAGGACACCCGTCGTGAAGAGGTAAAGGATTATCTAGTTAGGCAGTATCGACACGTCGCCTCTATTGCCACATTCCTTGAGTTCAAAGACAAGGGTGTTATCCGAGACATTGCTAGAGTCTTGCACATTCCACTTACAGATGTAAACAAAGTAAGTAAGCTGTTTGATACCTGGGATGAGTATTGCACGTCTAAGCAGACACGCGAGTTTCGTGAGAAGTATCCAGAGATTGAGAAATACGGCGATCAGCTAAGGGGTCGTATTCGTGGTACTGGTATCCACGCTGCTGGTGTTGTTACCGCCAAGGAGCCAATCTTTAGACATGCGCCAATGGAAACCAGGAAGGCACCAGGGTCTGGCGACCGCATCCCAGTTGTTGCGGTAGATATGGAAGAGGCAGAACGAATTGGTCTAATCAAGATTGATGCCCTAGGCCTAAAGACACTTAGTGTTTTAAGGAACACCCTAGACATTATCAAAGAGCGTCACCGTAAAGAAATTAATCTATTAAAGATTGATCTAGAAGATGACAAGGTATATGACATGCTTTCTAGTGGTCACACAAAAGGAATCTTCCAATGTGAGGCAACGCCATATACAAACCTTTTGATGAAGATGGGCGTCCGCAACTTTGATGAGCTAGCGGCCTCAAACGCTCTTGTTCGTCCTGGTGCAATGAATACTATCGGCAAAGACTACATTGAGCGCAAGAAGGGTCGTCAGGGAATTACCTTTCACCACGATGTCATGAAAGAGTTTACTGGAGAAACTTACGGATGTATTCTGTATCAGGAACAGGTTATGCAGGCCTGTGTAAATCTTGGGGGTATGTCTATGGTTGAAGCCGACAAGGTTCGTAAGATTATTGGTAAAAAGAAAGATGCCAAAGAGTTCGATGTATTCAAAGATAAGTTTGTTGAAGGTGCGTCTAAGTACATGGCTCCAAACCTGGCAAAAGAGCTGTGGCAAGACTTTGAAGCACACGCTGGCTACTCCTTTAATAAGTCTCACGCTGTTGCGTATTCTACACTATCGTACTGGACAGCATGGCTAAAGTACTACTACCCTCTTGAGTTTATGTTTGCCATCCTCAAGAACGAGAAAGATAAGGATGCTCGCACAGAGTATCTGATTGAGGCAAAGCGTATGGGTATTCCTATTAGACTGCCACACGTTAACGACTCAGACATCGACTTTAAAATCGAGGGTAAGGGAATTAGGTTTGGCTTGTCTGGAATTAAATACATATCAGACAACATTGCTAGCAAGTACCTAGAGGCTAGACCATTTAGCTCATACAAAGAGTTGGAAGAGTTTAGTATGAAGAAGGGCACTGGTGTAAACAGCAGATCTTTGCAGGCACTTAGAGTTATCGGTGCGGCTAACTTCGAGGATAATCCCCGTAATGAAGAAGAGATTAGGGACAATCTTTATGAGTATCTCAACCTACCAGAGTTTAATGTTACGGTTCCTTCGCACTACCATGCATTCCTAAATTCTGTAGAAGACTTTGAGGAAAAAGGTTCGTTTATCCTTATGGGCATGGTTAAGAGCATTAAGCGTGGCAAAGGCTGGTCCAGGGTGGAGGTTCTGGACAAGACTGGCTCTGTTGGGATCTTTGATGAAGAGCAGACTGCAATAGAAAGCGGTAAGACCTACCTTCTTCTCGCCAGCGATAACAGGATTGTTTCTGCTATCCCGTCAGATGAAATTAAGACTTCTGACGCAGCACTGGTTAAGTTTCTAAACTACAAACAACTGCCATACAAGGATGAAGAGATGTTCGTAGTATCTTTCAAGCCTCGTATTACAAAGGCAGGAAAGAAGATGGCAACCCTTACCCTTGCAGATTCGTCCAGGGATATGCACTCTGTCGTAGTGTTCCCCACAACATTTGCAAAGGCGTACATGAGAATTCAGGAGGGAAGTGCTTATACATTTTCTTTCGGAAAAACAAGAGATGGAACGGTAATATTGGAGGATATAAATGTTTGATGAGAGAGCAGCACAAGTACATGCAACAGCAAAAGAAAAAGGCTTTTGGCCTGAAGGCAATGTCGATGATATATTTGTGGCAAAGCAA